ACCCAAGGACCTGGTTCTGCTTTTGCTTCCCACTTTCTCCACTCATGCAAAGAACCAATCTTAATATAATCATCAGCAACTAATACATTACCCTCAACTTTAAATCCACATTGGTCTTGTAACCCACCAGTTACATTTACAATAATCGGTGTTCCAGCCATTACTGATTCAGCAGTAGCTAATCCAAACCCTTCATTGTTAGCAATATTGATTGTAGCATCAGCTAAATTATAATTGAAATTTAATTCATTCTGTCCTCTTCTTTTTTCTGAAAACTTAATATTAATATCGGATGCTACTGCTTCTATAACTGCCGGTAAATCAGTACCATTCTCATCTACGGGCTGAGTATGCATTAATAACAAACACTTATCTGCTTTTTCTTTTCCAATTTTTTCACAAAATAATTTAAAAGCATAAATTACATCAGCGGGTTGTTTTCTTCTGATATTACGATTACTCCAATAAAGAACAAAATCATATTCTTTATCACCTAATATTTCATTTCTATATTCAATAGGTACATCGGTTGGTTTATATATATCAGTATTAATACCATGTGGTACATAACTGACTTGCCAAGGCTGTTTTGGTATCCAAGTTGATTTATCGGTTCTTTGTCCAATTCTTTTGATAATACCATAAGTTTGACGAGATATACATCCTATCCAATCACAACTTTCATAAAAGTTACGATTATACATAGGGTCTGGTAAATCATCCCATATAGCATAAAATAGAAGTGGGATATTTTGTCTAATTTCATGCTCGATATCATATAACCATGTCCAATAACGAGGGTCGGTAAAGTGTAAGATGGCATCCGGCTTTTCTGCATTTATTAATTGTCTAATTAAATCTGCATTACCATAGCCATTCCAAGGAAGTATTTTTACATTAGCATCCTCTATACCATAATTTTTTTTAATATCATCGCTTACATCTAAAACTTTTCCAGATTCGGGATGATTAATTGCTGCTCCTACTTGAAACCAATCGTATTTGTGTACTGTCCCTAATACAAATTCTTTGGACATTGTAGCGATACCACTCGCCATTCTTAAATCATCTGAAAGTAACAATATTTTTTTCTTTGCCATAACTTATTTTAAAATTGTGAACCTGAAATTTGTAATTGTAAGTATTCATTCATTTCCTTACGAAATTCTTCATCTTTAACATATCTTTCAACTGTACGATTTACCAACTTTTGAAGGGTAACATCAGAATCGAAAGATACTTTTTTGAATGATGAATAAACATCTTTCAAGATTTTCACAGTAGTTAGCTTTGTGTTTTCTTGATTCATTATAATATTAATTTATATATTTGTATATATAAGTATATTACAACAAGAAAAAACAATAACTTTTAAAGAACTTTTTTTATTTTGTAGCCTTACCATCACAATGCTTACCTAAGAATTCACACCATTTACAATTTTTTTTATTTGCACCGGGAACTTTAGGAAAATCTATATTTTTATATGTACCATCATCATTGAATACCTCATTGATAAATTCCATAAATTCATCATGAGCTTTTTTTACTGATGGTGCTCCATTAGATGGTGCATGTTTAGATACATATGGTATAGGAAATGCAGAATCTTCAGGAAGTTTTCTTCTCATTATTTGATATTCAACTTTTATTTTAGAAAGTGGAATATTAAATAAATCAGAATAGTATTTTTTGTACAAAAGAATTTGTGCATTTTTAAACTTATCTGCTTTTTGATACTGATTCCAACCCATAGTTGATGTCTTTAAGTCAACAATTACTATTGAATTCTCAGCCAAATTTCTTAATACAATATCAATAAAACCAATAAAATGTACACCCTCTTTAATTGGTGTATTTAAAGGAATCTCTATACCAACCAATTCATAGCCTGATTTTGAGTAAAATTTGTTAAGGTTTTTTTTCAACCATTCCAAAATTCTTCTACCATCACCATAAAATTCTTCTAATTCTAATTGAGTACAAGGTGCACCTTCACTAATAGCTTGTCTCTCTTTAGTAAAGTTTTCTTTCATTCTTTCCAAAAGCAACTTGTCTAAATTTATTTCATCTGCTTGCTTTTTAGAAACACCATACATTACTGATAGATAGTGTTGAATAGTTTCGTGCATTGAACTTCCAAATATTGTGTGAATATTACCAGAACTTTCACCCAATTTATCTATATAATTTAACTTATATTGTTGAGGGCAGTTACTCCACATTGAGTACTGCGAAAATGATACTTTTGCCATAATGTAAAGATACGAAAAAATGGTGAAATAACCAAATTAAACTTTGAGTTTTAATTTAGTAATTTGCTTAGGGTCAGTACCATAAGCCTCCGCAATTTGTTTGATGTGTTGCTTACCTGCGGTTGTTTGATATAATATATTAAGATAATCTTCAGCTTCTAATTGAGATACTTCGTAATACCTTGCCACTAATTCTACAATCCAACCTTCATACTTATCTGCTGAAGATGGTTTCATATATTTTAGAAAAGCTTTTTTCTTAGGTATTAAACCAATCAAAGCAAGATACATTGCTTTTGGTGGTGCATTTTGTATATAAGGTTGTATATCTGCAATTGTTTCTATCCAATCAGAATTCATAGAAAGAAAACGGAGTATCATATAGTTACTCCATGTTTTTTTATCAGATTCTTCAAGCGTGTCCCAATACTTTGGATTTTTATCCAAAGTTATAGCGTTAAGATGGTCAAATAATGTTTTTGGCATTGTATTATAAATCTGATGAACTATTTTCTTCTGCCTGTAATTTATCCTTTTGTTCTAATGCTCTTAACTGAATGGGTTTAAGTGATTCTTGCTCTGCACCACAATCACCGCAAACAAATATTTCAAAAGGTATCATCATATCCTGGTCACCACCATATGCTAACTTAGATAACTTTCTCCACTTCATAGCTGGTAAAAATACTTTGCCCCCACATTTTTCACATACAAAAGGTACGGATGCTGATATGTCTACTTTTGGTTGTGGTTGTTGTGGAATTTGACCTGCTCCTATAATATTAGCCATATTATATTATATTTAATATTTTTATTAATGTAGCTGCTGCTAAGATTTCTTTATCATTTGCCAAAGATGAATTAGCTACGGCTTCGCCTAAATAAAGTATAACACCAGATGTATTATCAGCACCATATTCTTCAACTTTATCATATAAAAGAGTATATAATTCTGAAAAATCTTTTGCTTTAGAATCAATGATTGCTTGTCTTACCTTCATGTATTTATTTCTCTTATCATCATTGGATTTAAGAATATCCAATACTTTCATTTTGTAATCATTTTCTAAAAGATTCTGAACATCTACTTTCAATTTACCTTTAATTGAATTTAATTGGCAAGTATTAATTACCTTACGAATATCAGGATATGATGAATCAATAATAGGCACTAAATCTTTTGGATTAAACTCTATTTGTTCTATGTTAAGAATTCTACTTATATGAATTGCTACATCTTTTTTTGTTGGTGGGATAATTTGAAAAGATTGACAACGAGACTGAATCGGTTCAATAACTTTTTCTACATAATTACAAGTTAAAATAAATCGGCAATGTGCACTAAATGTTTCCATTAAATTACGAAGAATAGCCTGAGCTTCTTTACTCATATAATCAAACTCATCCAAAATAATAACTTTGAATTTTTTAAATCCCATAGAAGAAGCAAAATTCTTAACTTTTGTTCTTACCATTTCAACGTTATTCTCATCCGATGCGTTTATAATCATAAAATCACACTCAATTGATTTTACAATTAATTTAGCAAGAGTAGTTTTACCTGTACCGGCTCTTCCGAATAAAAGAAGATGTGGTATATCATCGTTTTCCAAATATCCTGCAACTTTTGTTTTTAAGTGTTCATTGCCCACATAATCATCCAACTTTGTTGGTCTATACTTTTCAGTCCACAATGTGTGGTTTATACTTTCTTCTTGATATTCAAACATATATTTTTATTTTCCAGTTGAACCAAACCCACCGTCACCTCTTTCTGAATCCGATAACTCATCAACCTGTACAAATTCTATTGGTGGGTAAGGTATAATTATAATTTGTGCTATTCTATCACCTACTTTATAAAAGTCATTTGATTTATCTTCAGTATTTTTTGTTTCATCATAAAATCTTTCACCACCATATACCTTATTGAATGTAGCCTGAAGTTCACCTCTATATCCGCTATCACATACACCAACCGAATTACTTAAATCTAATCCTGTCTTTCTAATTGATGAACGAGGAAATATTAATCCTACAAATCCGTCTGGAATTTCTAATGCGATACCCATACCATAAGTAATTTGTTCGGGTGTATCTTTTATTATTGATGTTGCTACCAAATCCATTCCACCATCTCCTACTTTTGCGTATGTTGGAATTACTGCTTTTGGATTAAGCTTCTTTATTTTGACTTTCATTATTTGTAGTTTTCAATAAATCTTTTTGTTTGTCTCTTAATAGTTTGCCCTGCTCAGATAGTTCTCTAGCAAACACTTTAAAAGATTTGCCTGATTCAGCATTTGTGAAATTAATATAAGAATTTTCTAAATTAGAAATTGTAAAAATTACTTTAGGGTCTTCATTTTTATTCATTTCATCATCTGTCCAAGCAAAAATTTGTGGTTCATCTTCATCAAATTGAAAACACCATTCACAATTTTCAAATTTTTTTTGTGAAAGGGTAACATTACCCAGTTGTTGTAATTGTTCAGATTGTTCTTCAATCTTTACTTCTTCTACTTTTTTTGTTTTTTTAGCTCTTGCCATATTTTTTGTTTTTATCTACCAACTTCACCTAAATACTTTTCCTTCATTTCTTCCCAGCTCATACCAATAGCATCTATATAAAATAAGTGTTCAGGTTTTATTCTGCCCTCTTCATGCAGTTTTGTATATCTATTAATTGCGTGTTTTTTCCACCATTTATTTATGTAATCAACACCTTGTTTAAATTTATCTCTTAATACTAATTGTTCTTCGGTAATTCTATCACAAAGAAAATCATTACCATTTTCATATATCATAGCCATATACACACCTCTTTTAAATCCGTGATGATATTCATTAGCCTTAATACCACATTCTTTAAATATTTTTCCTAATATTTTTTGTTTTATACCACTCACAGGCCCATTAGATTCATACCCCATATTAGCACCATTACGAATTCTTTCTTCAGTAATATTATCTCTATACCATTCCGCACGATTTTCTTTTAACCATTGATGCCAAGGGTCATAATACTTATCGTCCGGCTTTATACTAATCTTACCAGCTGATTCACCTAATGTTTTAAATAAAGGGATACCATTGTATTGTGAATGAATACCATAAAGAGATGTAGTACCTACTGCAATTAGTACATTCTCATATTTCTTTTTCCAATAATCTCTTACCTCAGGCACTGTAGTCATCATAGCAATTAACTTACCACCTAAAAAGTTATAACCTAAAGGTTGAGTACATACGATTGTAGAAGCAATGGTTGTATTATTTAATTTACCTTTTACAAACTTATCATCCTTAGTCCAACCAATGTAGTTATCTCTCACACCCAATGCAGTCACATCAGAGGCTAAAGAGATTTGCCCCAATAGTTTTCCACTTACTCTATCCTTAACATTAATTTTAACGTTACGGCCAGGATTGGCGGTAAAATCCATAGTATGAATCATTCTACGGATTTGTGACCACTTAGTAGCTTCTTTAGGGTCTTCAACAATTTCAACATAAGGGTCTAACGCTTCAATTTCTTTTATCGTTATCTCCTTATTGTTGATATTGGTTGGTCTCCATTGATAATCATAGTAAGATGCTATTTGAGATTTAGTCTGAATCATCGTAGGGTCTTGCAACTCTACCCACTTTTTGTATAAAGTTTGCTCCTGCACGGACATCGTCATTAGATAGTCCATGTTTTCTTTTAGCTTTGTTTTTTCAATATCAAAGTCAAAGACAGGTTTTTGTGGTTCAGTATCCCAAAAGTTCATATTACTTAATTTCTACAAGGTAGTAGTTTGAAGTATAATCACCATCAGTAAAAGAAGCATGTGCCAAACCTTTAGATGAAATCTTTAGAGAAGAAGTTTTAGAACCTTTGTTAGCTATTAAGATTGCTTTTAAATATTTTGCAGAAAATGCAATTGGTTCAATATCCTCTTTACATTTACAATCTACACTAATAGAGATTCGGTTAGAGTTAATTGAGGAATACCCCAAAATAACTTCACCTTTCTTATCTTTACAAGTGAATGTAAATGTATCAGCATCGGCTAATGCACCTGTTGATTTGATGAACTTATTTACAAAGTCATCATTCAATGTAATCTCTGCATCAAATTCAGGCAAAGCCTTTAAATCAGGTACTGCTGGAATAACAGATGGGGCTGCTAACATATACTGTAACTTAGTTCCTTTATCAGATAACTTAACTGCTCCAGTTGTTTCTTCAACTGAAATTGCTTCATCTAATACATTCAACAATCCTTTTAATTGTGAAGTTGTATAGATACCAAAATCCCCTTTTGGAAAATCACTTTCAGATACAATAACATCACCTAACAAGGTTTTATCATCTGAAATCATTCTTACCGAAAGGTTTTTGCCATCGGCTTTTACCATAACGGATTCAATCTCACCGCCAAGGTTGTAACGATTAATAAAACCATCTAATTTAATTTTGTTCATAATATACTTTTTATAGTTTAGAGTTTAGAAATACAAATATACGAAAAATTATTCATTCTACCAAATTAAAGTGAAAAGAATTTACCTGCTTTTAAAGTTTTAACATTTGTAGCTGCAATTTCAGCATCGGTTAAATTGGTAAATTCTTTTAAGGCATTAATCATAGCTGAAAAGGATGGTTGCTCATCTGCTCCTGTTAATAAAATTCCTTTTTTACATTTATGATATGCCATATAACCCCATAATTGTGAGGCCTCATATCCACCACATCTATCTTTTTTTGCTTCAATAACATGGATAACTTTATTAGAATCATTATAATCTCTTATAATAACATCAGTTTCCCCAACTTCGGTTCTAATCCATGTTTGAACTTGCTTATCAAAATCAATAATACCCAACCCTTCTTTATAAAAGGAGTCTTTCTTTACGAATTCCAAAAACTTTTCAACAATTTCAGTTTCTTCAACATTTGGCGTACCAACAATTGCTCTTACAAAGAAACCATTTTCAGATAGATACTCATTAACAGCATCTAACATTTCTTGATAGTTATTATTTTTCTTTAAAGTATTTTTGTATCCAGTAAAACTTACTCCACTATCATCTTCTATTTCTACAATTATACCTTGATTTTCGGTTCTTGATTTATGTTTTTCAACACCAAATTGTATATACTTTCCTTTATACATTATAGTAATACCACCAGTATCTGAACCGTATCCAAATAATGAATCTCTATAACGTTCTGGATTGTATTTTTGGTCTTTTGTTATATCAAAATACTTTTCAACTTGATTTGGTGTTGGTTTATGCCAAGCAGTTAATTTTACTTTTGTATTTTGAGTTTTTATTTCAATATCTTTAATTGGCGTTGTAGTACCTTTAGCGTAAGTTGGTTCATTAAATCCAATACTGATATCATTATTTATAATGTGTCTTGGATTACTCATAAGTGGAAAAGAACCCGTACAAGTTTCTGTCCATCTATTAGATTTGTTTTTATATGATATATTAATTTTTATTCTATTTTCATTTAATAAATAAGCGTACATACTATTTAATATATCTACAAACGTATCAAATTGTTTTTTCTGATTCCAATTTGGTAATACTTCATTTACACATTTAATTTTAACTATTGTACCGCTTATTTGTGCATCTAATTGCGATGTATTTGGTGCAACTTGCTGATATTCTAAAATAGAATCATCCGAATCATATGGTGCTGGTTGTACTTGTGTTTTACTTCCATATTCAGTTTTTGTTATCAAATAATCAAATTCGCCCAATCCCCATATAGCCCCCTTTAATCCCATGCCCATTTTACACAAAAGCATTTTACCTTGATTAGCTGATACGCCATAATCAAAAATTTGAAGTACGCTTGATGATGGAATACCAATAGAATTATCTATAACTTCTATATAAGATTTTTTATTATCACTATCAAAAACCAAATTTAAAGTAACCTCTATACATCTACTTTTTTCTATCACTAATGCATTATCTATTAATTCAGATAAAATATTAAACCATTCAATATTTGTTGATGCTGTTTTTTTTGCAGCTGCAATCGTTATGACTGGTTTTCTTTTGTTTAAGACTTTTAATTTTTTAAGTGTTTTAGTGCTCATTTATAACGTTTTAATTATTTAATATTTAACAAATATACGAAAAAATACTAATATTGCAAAATTTAAAATGAAAAGAATTTTTGAGCAGTTTTAGCTGCAGAAAGTACCTCTCCCCACCCCAATGCCCCATAGAAGTCCTCTAATTTCTTGAGTAACTCCCTCTCAAAAATCTTATCCACATCAACATAGTTTGTCACCAATTCCATAATTTGCGGTGCATCATTATAACCCTTAAATGCCAAACCATCCAATCCATATGGGTTTTGCTTTAGATATACCCACTTTACTTTATCACCATCTCTCATTGGTTCGTATTTAGAAGGACATTTAAAGTGTACTAATAATTGGTTATGTGCAATTGCTGCTTTAACATGCGCCGGAGTTGCTGATGCGAATTGAAACATTGCGGTTGGTTTCTTAGGCATATATTTTGATAATTCTTTTACAGCCGAATTCTTTGCAATAGATGTTACATCCATTTTCTGCAAACTCTTTTTAAAAGCTTGAATTTTATCAGTTAGTATATCCTCACTATCACCTTTTAGGATTTGAATAAGAACTTCACTCATAAACTTACGGAATTCGGCTGGGTATGATGAACGAACTACATCCAATCCTTTCACATCCAATTTATCCATAGTAATACCATTTTCCGCCACAATCCATTGAGCGTATCTTTTTTTAGCAATCCAAATACCACTTCTACTTACAAATTCTTTTTTAATTTGGAATCGGTGTTTCTCTTTTGCTACATTGAATATCTTCTCAGCCAACACATCATAAAACTTATTTAGGAAGTCCTGCGTTTCACCAGCGATACCATCCACTAATACAGCAATTTCAGAATCCTCTTTTGTTTTCCAATCAGTAAATCTATAATCTAAAATAGGTACTGCTGAAAAGAATACGGAATCGGTATCAATATAGATATTATAATCACCATCTTTAGTACCTAACTCTTTGTTGTATTTAATGTTAGCCATATCCGCAGTCGATTTAATTACGGTCTGACCTGTTAGTGTTACGGCCTCAGCGTTATCTACATCATAGAAACGGAAAGCAGGTAAACCTAACACACCATAAAGTGAATTAAGAAGAATCTTTTGTACAAGCTGTCTTTTCTTATAGAATGCGTATTTATCTTTATCACCAGCTTCACCAAACTTCCTCTCTAACTTACGAAACTCAACACGCTGATTAAACCACAAATCCAAAATATCAGGTATACATCCGGGCTTATCATTCTTATATAATACGCCATTTGATGCTACTGAACACTTAGTTTCTTCAAATAGTTTCTTTAGATTTTCTTTTGTTATTTTCCTATCACCAATTGTGTAAATATCAACTTCACCCTTCATAAACTTTTGGACATCCCAATTGTTAATTTTACCAATCTTAGTTTCCGGACTGATGTTTACCGTCATAATGATTGAAGGATATAGTGAAGTTAAATCCAAGTCATATATCCATTCGTACTTACCAACGATAGGTTCTTTGACATATGCCCCAATAAACTTTTCTTCATTATTCTCTCTAATGGCTTCCATACGTTCTTGTCTATCCGCAGGTTTGTTAGGTGCTACAATCTTTTTACGTTTAAGATAAGTTAGAAGTGCCCCTTCCAAATACTTTGATGAATAAACGAAATCTTCATATGGAACGTGGCCGGCATGACAGATACCTCTACAAAGTTCTATGAATTGTAATTTTTTATCTAATGAAACTACCAGGTCAAC